TGTCGATTTTCTATCTATTTCAGGAAGCACAAAGGACATTTGTTTCAAGACGAATCCCCCCATTTATGATATGATTGACTTACTCGAATTCAGCTGGGAGAAATCCTGGCTTTTTTCTTTAAATTAAGGAACTGTCAACAAAAAGCATTTCAGCTTCATCGTTTTTAAATGTTTCTAAAACCTCAAATATAGGTGCTACTTCTCCATTCTCCCCTTTGACCCTGCTAAATTTAACTAAAGCGTAATCTCTATTTACTTCCATCATTTCTTCACTTAAAGTACCATCATCATCTTCTGAAATTGTCTCTGTATATATTTCCAGTGCGCGTTTTTTTGAAGGTGCTTTTATCAAGGCATAATATGGTTCATTAACCTCAAAATATTTCACTATTCATCACCCTTTCATCATTTAATTCCGTAATTTTTTTAAGGTAGTCAACATTTTGCCGATAATAATAAAGGAGGTGAGTTTCTTGGATATTGCAGCTTTATCAGTTAACATGCACCAAGCTTCACTTGGTCAAAGTATAAGCATAGCCTTAACTAAAATGTCTTTGGACAGTACACAACAAAATGCAATTCAGATGATGGAAATGCTTCAAGCTCCACATCCAACATTAGGTAACTCAATCGACCTAAAAGGATAAACACAGAAAAATGTATTCTCAATAGGATGCATTTTTTTCTTTCTCTTCAAATATACATCACTATCTTTTCTGCTACTTCTCTTGATGTCTGAAACCCAAATAAATAACAAGAAAAACTTGACCGGACCATAAATCTATGAAGAATTACCTGTTAATAACCTGTATTTTATTTATTTAGTTTTATGTTAATTATTGTCGAATCATTTAGATATTTGTTAGTTTTTTTGGATTTTTTACACACTCTCCAAATCCCAGTATTTGTTATAATATAAGTATTAATTTTTTTTAAAAAGGTGGTGTACCCATGAAAAAGAATCTATTAAATTTTACACTGGCTCTTGGATTTGTTTTCTCAATCTCCTCACCAGTATCTGGTGAGGAAGTTAAGCCGTTGATTTCGGACTGCGGTGGTTCAGAACATCCAGTTCCTTGCTGGGCATCCTAAATTTTGTATAATACCCACATGAACCTTAATTGGTTCTTTTTTTATGGAATATAATAAAAAGTAAAGCGATTTAGACCTTCTTAACTGATTTTATCCCTAAGTTCTTATTTAACATTGGACAACCAACTCTTCAATTTATTCAGCATATTATGAATCAAAAGTTAAGGAGGCTAACTTATGCAGCCCACAGTAATTACAGGACTTAATGGCGGTGCTATATATCAAAACTTCCCTAATGCAACTTATGGAGCATGGAATCAGCAATTACTTGGTATTTATCCATATCACTACATGTTTGGTGGACAAATGTTTAACATTAATCCAAGGCCACCAGGTACACAGCAATATTCTCCTTATTTAGGACCTAGTGTCCCATTTAGTTTTCGAAGAAGGTTTTAATATTCGTATACTATCTCTCCCTCCCGAAGGAAGGAGAGATTTTTATTAGTCCAACTGGTCCTCGTCATTTCCAGGAGAGGCAAATGGATCTCCATCCAATATAGCTTCTTTTTCATCATTCATATCATCCAATGACAATTGGTCTGGATTCACTGCAGCTGTTCCATCATTGCCAACTGAGTATTTTACGTCTTCATGCTGTTCTTCATCCTCAAAGTCATCTGCACTCATTTGAGATTCAACGATATTCAAAGTTACATCTGAGCCTGCTTTCTTATAGAAATTGAATGTGTTTTCTGCTGAAGCATCACCTTTAACAATAAACTCCAGTACTGTTTTCTTACTGTCCTTTGTGGACTTGTTAAATTCACATCTTAGCTTTTGTTCCACACCCTCAATCTCCAAGATAACAACTTCACGAGTAAGCTTATTCAATTCCGGCTTTTTCTCATCTTCACCCTTAACATGAAACTGAACTAGCTCCTTTTTGCTGTCCTTAGTTTGTTTATTGAAATGCGCTTTAACTGATACTTGCATGTTATATCGCTCCTTTTAAGATAGTGTCTAATACTTCATACTGATATTTAATACCGAGGCCCTCATTTAGCGGGCACATAATCCCGTTATTAATTGTCCAAGCATCTTTAGCAATCTGAGCAAGAACATAGGCATCTATTACGTTATCGCTCTTATGTTTGTAACTATAGTGACTAATTACTGCTTCCTTCACTGCCTTTTTCTTTTCTGGACCAGTTAACCTTTTCTTGCTTCCTGCTTCACCTGTCCATCCTGTCACTCCTACATATTTCTTCAATGCATTAGGAGCAACCTCTATATACGATAATTTCCTTGCATCTAAGGCCATTCTTATCCCCCAACCAATGCCTCCATTCTGCACTGCTTGTTGTGAAGCAAATCCGAAGCCTTCTATGGCGATAACATCTTCCTTTTGAATATGGGTCATTAAATCTACAATCATTGTTCTCATACGCTTAGGATCTACCTTGCCAACACCGGTGATTTCTTTTTCCCTTGCTACTTCTCCATCTTCATCCAGAACAACAAAACCTGTTTTAGTTGAAGGGTCTATTCCTACAAATCTCATAAACTTACACCCTCACTTTTTGGCAACATGCTCTGAAGTTCCAAGAACCATTCCCTATCCTTCGTATCAAGAGCTATATCAATCATTTGATATAGTTCATCTTCACTTGGACGACTTTCCAACTTTTCAGTGTCTTCAAAGTCGACCAATACCCTTTTGTTAATTTCGCCTCCATTAATTCTTCTTACTACAAAAACTTCATATTCTTTAAAGGTATGGGATATAGAGGTTATAAAACCAATCCAGTTATAAAGACCAGTGACTTTTACCCATTCACCTTTTTTTATGACAACTTCATTATGTTTCACAATCAATTCCCCCTAACCCTTACTTGGTAATTCTGTGAAGTGCTGCTTCCAGCCTTGGAATAGAAGGCGGAAGTCATTCAGGCCGATAGACCGCCCTTTCGCTATTGTTTGTTGAATAACCTTGCCGCCCATTTCTCTATCCTCTGGATCGTGCCAAAGGAACTCTACAACGTCCGCGTCTTGTTCTATAGATCCACTCTCTTTTAAGTGAGATAGCTGCGGTTTCCCTGCCTTTTCGAATTCCCTAGACATTTGTGACAGTAATATAAAGCAACAATCCATTTCCCTAGCTGTTTGCTTTGCTGCACCTGTTACATTCCCTATAGCCTGAGACCTTGTCTCCCCTTTCCTTTGTGGGATGTTCATAATCTGCAAGTAATCAACCGCTATGCATGCTATTTTTCCATGCTTCTTTTTAAACTGTCTTGCTACAGCCCTAACTTCTTCAATAGAAACATAAGGCTTGTCTTGAATGAAGATAGGTAAAAACTCAAATCCTTCATATGCATTAGCTAATGCATCTCTTTGTTGATCCGTTAATTCTTTACTTAGTATGTTTGCGTAAGGAATACCAGTAACAGCGGATAACATCCTGTCTTTTAATTCATCCTCGCTCATTTCTTGCGTGAATATAAGAACAACACCTTTATGCTGTTTAGCAACTCCATAAAGCCTTTGTAACATCATTGCTGTTTTACCTACAGATGGCCTTCCTGCGCTAACAAATAGCCAACCACGTCCTAAGCCTTTCGCCCATTTGTCGAAGAATTTAAATCCTGTTTGGATATAATCAGCTTTTTGCGATAAGTGTTTAAAATAATCTTCCTTTGATTCCGAAAAGCTTCTCATCTTCACATTGTCCTGCGGTCTCATCTCAGAAACCAATGATTCAATCATTGAAAAGTATTCTTCATCTGATTCATAATCGCTTCTGGAGAGACCTTTAATTATCTCTCCCATGTTTTTTGTTCTACGCTCTAAAGCTTTAGATCTGACAGACCTCGCATAAAACTCAGCGTTTGCTGTAGTGGGACAAGACTCTACCAAGTTAGTAAGGTAAGAAGGACCGCCAAGCTCTTCGATTCTGCCGAACTTATGATACATCTCTGTGACTGTCATAATATCAACAGGAATACTCTTTTTATCTAGATATCTCATAACCTTGTAAATTTGTTTGTGTCGTTCTGCTGAGAAATCTCTATCCTCTAGGAAAGTAATTTCATCCAGTACGCTCGAATCCATTAGAATTGCACCTAATACTGATTGTTCTGTACTTATTTCATTTACTTCTTGCTCAGCTGCTCCAATCGAATGCATCTGGTTCACCCCCACTTGCTACCCACTTGGAGAATGCTATATCCTTATCTCTTGGGTCTACAGGTTTATTCTGCTTTTTAACTGACCCTTGGTTTACATAGTTCTCAAAGTTTTTCTGACTGAAAAGTGTTGCTGGTCTTAGATATTCACACATCTTTTCATCCTTCAACCATTGTTCGCATTTAACATCTATTACACGCTTGAAGTCTTCAACTGTCCGTCCTTCTCTTATCCGGCCATTTATCAGCTTCTTATTTGCAGCAGATTTATAGCTGTAATTCTTACCCGCCTTTTCATTTAGGTAAGAAATGATTTCTTGATATACACCAATATCTTTATTTCCTTTACTTTCTTTTACTTTCTT